TGTATTCAATAAATACAAAGATAAAGATGAGGACTTCAAGTTCTATAGACAGATATCTAAAGCGATTACATTTGGTTTGATTTATGGTATGGGAGATGGATTATTAGCTGCTCAAATGGGTAGGCCTATTGAAGAAGCAAAAAGCTTTAGGAAACTATATTTTGAAAGATTACCCGGCGCAATCGATTTTATCAATAATGTAAATAAGAAAGTATTAAAGACTGGATGTATCAAAAATAGATATGGTCGAAAATATTGGATTACTCCTGATAAAGCTTATGTAGGAGTTAATTATTTAGTCCAGGGTACTACAGGAGATTTAGTTAAAGATAGAATGAATGTGCTTAATGATTTCTTGAAGACAACAAAAAGTAAAATGATAAATCAGATTCATGATGAAGTTATCGTTGAAATACCTCTAGAAGAGGAATCTGAAATTGTACTTAAGATAACTGAAATATTAGAAAAAAATAGATTAAATATACCCATGAAAGTTGATATCGCAAGATGCTATCCATCGTGGGCTAATAAACCTAAGGGGGAATAAGTGGGCTCAATTACAAATTTTTTAGATGAAGCTATTTTAAATTGCGTAGAATGTGATTTACATAAAGAATCTATAAATAAGGAATTAGGCAAAGTTTTAGGTATAGGTTCGGAAACTAAAATTATGTTGGTTGGTATTAATCCTTCTATTAAAAGAACAATTGAAGACAAATATAATATGAGACCCGACCTTACTTTTTCAAATACACCCAGGGGAATGCTTTCTAAAGTTTTACATGAAGTTGAATTGCCCTACGAGTCTATGTATGTTACTAATCTATTAAAATGTTCTACAGCAGACAATTCAGAACCTACTGAAGAACAGATAAAGAAATGTTTTAATAATATATTTTTACAGGAGTTTATCGCATTAGAGATTCCAGAGCATGTGATTTGTTTGGGTAACCTTGTTTATGAATTTTTGAATGAGAACTTAGCAAAATTTAAAAGGACACAAGTCTATAAAGTGTATCATCATTCATATATAGCTAATAGAGCTCCAGATAAATATGAAGAGTGGAAGAACCAATTCTTAAGGATAAAAGGGAATATATGCTTGACTTAGAAGAAGTAATTGTAAATGGTAGAAAGACACATGAAATAATAGGTCTTTGTCAGACTTACTCAATAGACGAGATTGATAGGTTATCTTTAGATAAAATAGATGAGACTGAAATATTTGACTATGTAGAAAAAGAAAAAGACATTGACGAAATGATTAAAGATAATTCTACTAGTAGAAGATTAGTTAAAGTCTATCAACCTCAAATAGATAAACCGGAAAAATGTATCTCATTGATTCAGATATTAATTAATAGAAATATAAATTATCTTATATGTTATCTTAGGTCTAGTGACATTAATAAATATACAAGTGATTTAACATTTTTAGCGAAAATGGCCAAGAAGATAAAAAATTGTAAATTAATTGTATTCAGAGGTTCAACTCATGAGTATGTGGAGGATTAAATGGTAAAAAAACAAGAAGATTTTGAATCTACAGACCAGATTGATGAATTAATCAAGAATATTTCAAAGAGTTTTGCTGGTTTCGCTAGTAGGGGCGATGTTGCTGAAGTAAAAAAGGGAATTTTATCTACAGGTATTCCTTCATTAGATAAAATTATGGGGGGCGGATATAGAAAGGGTGCTTCCCACTTATTCACAGGTGACTCAATGTCTGGTAAGACATTAATATCATATTTTGGCATCATACAAGCTCAAGCTAAGGGTGAAATAGCAGTTTTAGTAGATATGGAAAACTGTTATGACCCAGAATGGGCTAAGAAAATAGGTATTGATACTAATAAATTAGTTGTCATAAAACCTGAAAGTGGCGAATCTGCGGTCGATACAGTTGTAGAATTGATTCGAAACAAGGTGGGTATGATTGTTCTAGATAGTAATGCTGCATTACTCCCTTTAGCTGAAAGTGAAGGTGACGCAGAACAACAATTTATGGGTATCCAAGCTAGATTGATAAATAAACTCTATCGTAAGATTACGCCTATAAATACCGATACTGTATTTATAGCTACAAATCAATTAAGACAAAAAATTGGTGACCGTTTTCATCCAGGTGTAGAAGATGTTCTGCCTGGCGGAAAAGGTCAAGTTTTTTATTCTCACCTGATGCTTAAAATTACTAGAAGAGGTTCTTTAGTTAGGAAAAATGTTAAAGGTGAAGATACTATTGTGAGTGAAGATAATAGTTCAGATAAAAAGAAAGAAGGAGTAAAGGTAGGGCATAATTTAGAGTTATTTACTGCAAAATGTAAATTCTATCCTGCTTACCAATCGTGTATAATTCCTTTTAACTTTTATACGGGACAACTAGACCATTTGAGTTCATTGATAGAAGTAGCAATAGATGAGGATATCGTACACAAGATAAATAATCTGTCATATGAATTTAATGGGACAAAAATTGTAGGTAGACAAGGGCTTACAGATTATTTTAATAGTAGACCCGATGAAGTTGAATTTTTAAAGAATTTAGTAATACAAAATGCCTAAATATTTCTATACGAAGAAACAACTTCAAGTAGAAAAATGGATTAATGAAATAGGATTTGTAACTGAGTTAGAAGTCCCTATTGGCCCGTTTTGTATGGATATATTTATACCAGAACTTAATATGTGTGTAGAAATAGATGGCCCCTATCATATGAAGAAAAAAGATAAACAAAGAGATGAATATTTAGAATTAGGTGATATATCTGTAGTCAGATTTAAGAGTGATGTAACTCGAGATAGTGTATTAGATTTTTTCAATAATTATATTAAGGAGAATTCATGAGAGCGTATTTAAAAAAGGGTTTGAGTAATATTGTAGGTTCACTTTCGCATAAATATTGGTTAGAAGATACAATTAATAACTTTATATGTAAACCAAAAGAATTTTATAAACCTTCAGGTTTTTATGCAAGTTCTGCAGGTGCCTGCCCTAGATTAATACAATTAAAAAGAAGTGGGATATCATTACCTCAACCTGATGGCAATGGTCAGAGAATATTTGATAATGGTAATGATGTACATTTAAGATATGGTCGATATTTAAAAGGTTCTGGATGTCTCATTGCTGATGAAGCAAAGTTTACAATTAATTTTGATGGGTTTGATGTAGTAGGGAGAGCTGATTTCATATTAAATTCACCTACAAATGAGCAAATTGTAGCAGAACTTAAATCAATTAATTCTAGAAGATTTAAAGAATTGATTGATTCGGGAAAACCTAAAATAGAGAATTTTTTACAATTGAATATATGTTTAAAAGGTTTAAATATTAATACAGGTTTAGTCATGTATGAATGTAAAGATAATCAACAGGTTAAGTTTTTCCCTGTATTTTTTGACCAAGCTAAATATGACGAAACAATCGATGTATTTAAAATGATTCACGAATATGAAAAGAAAGAACAATTAGTCCCTAAACCCGATAAATGTCCCGACCCTAGATATTGCCCTGCTGCTCAAACTATTTGTAAGGAAGGTTAACTAAAATGGTTAAGGTTGATGATGATACTCTAGAAATAAGGACTATACTATCGCAGTTGTCAGTTCCTTCTAAACCTATTTCTTTTGGCAAGGAATATATGTTTCCTGAAGAATTAGATAAATTAAGTTCTCCTGAGCTTGGTAACTGGTTATCAAAATTGGCTGCATGGGAAGGGTATTCTATGAGACTTTTAACAAGGTCTGAAATAGAATTAACAATCCTAGAGGAAAATTTTGATATAATGTTTAGTAAGGCTACAGCTCAAGAGTATGATAAATCAATAGGGTCTAAATCACCAACTAAAGATTTTATTCTGGGAAGGCTTCTTACAACGAACGCTGAAGCGTCTCAGATACGAGACAAGCTTATTAAAAAGAAATGCGAAACAAGTGCTATTAAGCGAGTAGTAGAAGGATATTCTATACAACTCCAAGCTATTAGTAGAGAAATAAGTAGACGGGCTCTAGAAATAAAGTCGCTTCAAAAAGGGATAGGGACTGGAGATGAATTCTAAAAAATATTTTTATTCTGTTTGTGGGTATAATTCAGCAAAGTGGTGTTTGAAAGAAGGAGAATGCCCATTTTCATTCAAATTATCTAATACAACTTTGATTGATTGTGAATACGCTACAGATACACACCCAATTCTAGGTCATGAGAAATCAGAATTAGTGAAAAAAGATAGATAAATGAAATATTTTGCAGGTTTCGATTGTTGTTCAAAATCTATTGCATGTGTTATATTTGACTCTAATAAAAATATAGTAGATTCATTTTTTATAGAGTCAACTAAAAAGATTTGGGAAGATAGACTTACTGAATTAGTTACTGAATTGGACAAAGTGAAAGTAACCATCAATATAGCGTATATTGAAACTCCTATTTATATGCAAAATATAAAAGCCACTAATAGCATTGCTAGAGTCGTAGGTATTGTTCATTCATGGTTAATAAGAAATAATATACCCGATTTTGAAGTTGACGTTAAAGCTTGGAAGAAAGGGGTTCTTGGTAATGGTAATGCTAAAAAAGAGGAAATAATGAAATTTGTCAAATCTAACTATGGTTCCAAATTAATTTATAATCAAGATTTAGCTGATGCGGCATGTATTTCTTTATGGGGGGTAATAAGAGGATAATGTATCACGATAAGCATAAATTAGGTGCGATAAAAAGCCCCATTGATTTTAGAGACTATCGAATAGCTTCATTTATGTCTGTTAAGAAAGTGCCCGATATTTATTCAGTAAGAGAAAAAATGTCGCCAGTAGAAAACCAAGCAAATCTTGGAAGTTGTGTATCGTTTGGTACTTGTGCATGTGGCGAATATTTCGATAATGTTGATTTATCAGAAATGTGGTTATATGATTTATGCAAAAAGAATGACGGTATTCCTAATGAGGAAGGGACTTTCCCTCGTGTTGCATTAAAAATGGCACAAAAAATCGGTATATGCGAAGAAAAATTTTGGGATTACATAGATAGATATCCAAATAATACTAGTCCTTTGCCAGGTGCAGAAGAAAATGCTTCAAAGCACAAATTGTTTAGTTATGCTGCAGTTGATATCACTCAATTGCAAAAAGCATTGTTTGAATTCGGGCCATTAGTAATTGCTTTAAATTTATATGAAAATTTTATGTATATTGAAGATGAGGGGTTTATGCCAAAGCCTAAAGGTGCATTATTAGGCGGGCATTGTATGTGCATGACCGGTTATTTAAATAAAAAGAATTGTTTTGGTCTAAATAATGGATATATAGAAATTAAAAATAGCTGGGGAGCTAATTTTGGTGATAGGGGATACGTAAAAGTTCCTTTTAAATATTTACCCATGGTATTTATGGAAGCATGGTCGTTAGTTGATGCTACAGATAGTATTGCTTCTAGTTTGAGGATAAAGTAAAGAGAGGGGAATATGAGTATAAATTTCAATGAACAAGCTATTACTGTCTTAAATAGCAGGTATTTAATTAAAGACAGAAATGGCGTAGTTATCGAAACTCCTGAAGGAATGCTGCATAGGGTTTCGAAGCATATTGCAAGTGCCGAAAATAAAGACAAAGATAAATGGGACAATATTTATTATTCATTAATGGAAAATTTATATTTTCTGCCTAATTCACCTACATTAATGAATGCTGGTAGGGCTAATGGTCAACTTTCAGCTTGTTTTTTAATAAATATAGAAGATGACCTTGCCGCAATTCTAGAAGCGGTAAAGAGAGCTGCTGTCATACATAAAACTGGTGGGGGCACGGGTTTAGTATTTTCGCATATTAGACCAAATAATTCAATCGTGGGTACTACTACAGGGGTGGCCAGCGGGCCAGTATCATTTATGAAAATATTTAATACTTGTACAGAAGTTATTAAACAGGGTGGCGTTAGAAGAGGCGCCAATTTAGGAGCTCTAAATGTAAGCCATCCTGATATTTTAGAATTTATAGATTGCAAGCAACAAAAAGGTCAATTTGAAAATTTTAATATGTCCGTTGTCATAGATGATAAATTTATGAATGCACTCAAGAATAATTCAGATTATACTCTTAATTTCAAGGGTGAACAATATAGAACTCTTCCCGCTCAAGATATATTTTCACAGATAAATAAAAATGCTCATAAATCTGGAGACCCTGGCATATTATTTATAGATACTATGAATAAATACAATCCTACTCCATTTTATGGCAAGTTTGAAGGCACAAATCCTTGTGGAGAACAAATGCTTCTAAGTTGGGAATCTTGTAATCTAGGTTCTCTGAATATTTCTAAATTTGTTGATAATAATAAGCAAATCGATTACGAATTATTAGACTCCGCGATTAAGATTGCAACAAGATTTTTAGACAATGTTATTACAGTGAATAATTTCCCTAATGCTAAAATACAGCATAAGACTTTATTGACACGAAAAATAGGTTTAGGTGTTATGGGGTGGGCTGATGCATTATTAATGATGGGGATAAGATATGACACTGATGAAGCTCTTAATTTAGCTGAAGAGATAATGAAATTTATTTCTGAAAGGTCTCATGCATATGCAAGAGATTTAGGTAAAGAAAGAGGTAATTGTTGTGATGGTAGATTAAAAACTAGAAATGCTTCTACAACTACTATTGCGCCTACTGGAACATTATCTATTTTGGCGGGTTGTTCATCAGGCATCGAACCAATATTTGCTAAAAACTATACGAAAACCGTTTTAGATGGTAAGAAATTAGATTTAACTAGTGCATATGCAGATTCAAAAGCTTTGATTACTGCTCATGAAATATCTCCTGAAAGACATGTTATGATGCAAGCAGCATTTCAAAAATATACGGATAATGCAGTTTCTAAGACTATCAATCTTCCTGAGAAAACTACAGCAAGGGAAATTGGTAGCATTTTTATGCATGCATGGACTATGGGTTGTAAAGGAATCACAGTATTCCGAGAAGGCTCTAGAGCAGGTGTATTAGATAAATCTCCCGATGGTAATGGGTTTGAAAAAGACAAGGGTTTATCAGAATGCGAAAATGGTAGGTGTAGTTTAATATAATGGGAAATATTTTATGGCAAGATATTGTAATGACAATTGGTTCAATTGGGTTTGTTGTTTCATTACTTCCTTCAGTATTCTCTAAAGATAAACCCGCATTAACAACTAGTATTATGACAGCTATAATTTTATGTAGCCTTATTATTTGTTATGTATCATTGGGATTATATTTGTCAAGTGTGTTAAACTTAATCACAGCAATTTTATGGATTGTATTAGCAATTCAAAAGTATAAGTTGAGAGGCGGGAAAAATGAAAGTAAGATTATTTTTTAAATGGGTTATAGTTAGAATTAGATATACAAAATTATTTAGATTAATCAAAGACACCGATTTCTTAGCTACATTATCGTTTACAGAATTAGAGGGTATACGATGGATATTTGGTATGGAATATCCCAATCCAATTTATACTGCTACAGCGAAAATAAATGCTAAAAAGATAAATAAAGATGTATCTATAGTAATGGCTAAGTATAAATTATATTTAGGACATGATTTATCGTATATTTATACATTAATACAGGAAGAGATAGAAAAATGATATTTACATATATACATTGCAATAACAATAAGTGTGTTTATTTTGAAAAAAATAATGATGTATTTAAATATAATAAGAATAGTATCACTGAACATTCTACATGTGGCTTATGCGGGAGAACATCTCTTAAAATAGAAGATTCAATGATAGACACAGATAGAACTACTCATAATATGGCAATATGTAAGGATAAATCGTATTTAAATACTGACGAAGTAGATAATCCTATATGCACCCATAAAACGATAATGTGTGATAAAATGTTATGCGAATATTATTTCGAAGGTAGATGTGATAGACCAGAAATATTTATTAACTCTAAATTAGTAGGTGATGAAGATATTTGGGAATGTAAATGCTTTTCTAGAAGAGGTTTTGTGGGACATAGAGATTGGAGCAGATATCCTCAAGGAGGTCATATTGATGATGACTATGCCGAAAAGTTACAACATAATAATGAAGTAGCTAGAAGTTTCCCAGACCATTTGAGACCTACTAAAGAAAAAATACCTTTAAAATGGAAGTTAGATAAGAAGAATTATAAAAAACCAAAGGTACTCTAAATGACTGACGAAGGGCTTATTAATTTAGTTTCAGCTATATTTAAGAATGTTGCTCAAGATTGTAGATATGGTTCTAAATGTAATAAAACTTCTGCATTCGATTTTTTAGATTCAGATTGGTTTGTTTTGATATGCGACGGATGTCAATTAGACGCAAAACGATGGAAAAATATTATAATATATAATAAAGTCAGGAGATATACTGTCTATGAGTAGACCTTTAGGTAAAAAGGATACGAAAAAGCATAGGGTGACGCCTTTAGAAAAGGAAGAAATAAAGCTTGCTTATATAAATGGTGCTACAGTCACCCAAATTAAAGAAAAATTTAAATTATCTAGTTTAAATTCTTTTTATAGATGGGCTTCTGAAGAAGATTGGCATTCACAAAGAGATGCGTTTTTTAAGAACTTTGCAGAAGCAAACACTCAAATGCTATTTAAACAATCGTTGAGTAACGCTCAAGAAGCATTAGATAACTTAGAGATAATCAAAAAGAAGTCTATCGATTCGATAAAGAATGATAAAGTTGTCCCTCGTAAATTTGGTGAGACAAATAAATCCTATATAGCAGCTCTAGATATGGAAAGACGCATTAGGGTAGAAGGATTGGCATTATCTTTTATCAATGAACTAGCAAATGTTCTTAGAGAGGAGATTACAGATACAGCTCTAATGAAAAGAATTATAGAAAGATTAAGAAAAGTTTATAACAGCTATCAAGAAGATAGCTTACAATTACCTACTTCAAGAAATGAATAAAACATTAGAAGGACCTTTAAGAGATGACGACAGGTGGGCTGCTTTATTAGCAGGCTTAGAAAGAAATGATTTACCCATAAATGTTGGTTCTTTCGACCACTTTGTACAATCGATATACGCATTATCCTATCCTGACTATGATTTCAATACATGGCATGTTAGATTAATGTGCCAAAAAATCGATAAAATTTTAGAGGGTGATGTACAAGAAAAATATCTATTGGGAGTTTTACCAAGATATCATCTTAAATCTACTATTTTAGGCTATGCTACTACTATTTATAGGATGCTTACCTCAAAAGGGAATGGTATTGGTATGTATGTTTCATATAAGGATGAACTTGCTACATATCATACTGCTAATATAAAAAGATTAATTCTTAAAAATCCTATTTTAAATAAGATTATGATTGATTTACACCCACAATCAGATTCAGCACTAGGTTTTAGAATAGGGTACAAAGAATGTGAATTTATCACTTCGGGTATCTTTTCTGTAAAAAGAGGTATTCATACAGATGTTATCACTGTATGCGATGATATTTTAGGCGACTTAAATAATCCAATGGTATTTTCTGAATTAGAGAAAGTATCTAGAATATTTCATGCAGAAATTGAAAATATACCGAATATAAATTGCCTATTTATCGTATTTGGTACTACTATTGATTACACAGATTTATTGTTTGAGCTCAAAAACAGACCCGAATGGAATGCAATATGGATGCCAGCATATAATCCGACTTCAGAACATGAGGTATTATGGGAGACTAGATATAATAAGGATTGGCTTGAAAGAAAAAAGATTTCAGCCGGTTGGAAAGCTTTCAGTACAGAATTTTTACTTACTCCCGTAATAGCATTAGAAGCTTTCTTTAATAAGAAAGATATCGATAACGTTACTAATGATACACTAAAGAATTATTCTTTAGATAGACCATTCTTACATAAAGGAAATAATTATGTAGTAGCAGGGTTAGATATTGGTAAGAGAAGACATCCTTCACATTTTTCCGTATTTGTTAGCGATGAAAATGATAAACTTACTATGATTCATCAGTCTTTTTGGGATAATATGGAATATACAGAACAAATCTCAAGAATCGAAAGAGCTATAGAATTATTTGGTATTGATAAAATGTATATCGATAACACTCGAGGAGATATGGACGAAAGGGGATTAGACCCTCGAGTATGTAATTTGATTACATTCACGAGCAAGAATAAATCGTATTTTGCAACTGAATTTGCAAAGAGAGTCGAGACTAAAAGTATTGAATTCATTAAAGACGATAGATTTAGCTCACAGATTATATGTGTTACTAATGATTTGCAAGCTCCAGAAACTTCCAATGGGCATGGCGATAGTTTTTGGTCAGTAGCGATGGCTATTGCAGTTTATCAAGATTATTTTTCTATGAATAAAAAATCAGGTTGTACATATTTAGGTGATTTACAAGAGACATTCAAAGACAAACCTCAAAACAAACTCTATCAGAGAGAAGGTGTTTGCAAGATTTGTGGAAAAGATGGAATTGTCAAGAAAGATGATGGGACATTTTATTGTGAAGTATGTTTTTCACATTATTAGTTGGGAGGAATAAATGGATTTTGAACAAATAATACCTGAAAGATATCGTGTCAATTATGATAGATTGACAGGTGTCTGGAGAATATTAGATACTTGGAACGAACAGATAAAAAATATTTCTGATTTAGAATTTAATATACCCGATTCGCATCCTGCCGTTAAGATAATTTCAGACTTAGAATTAAATGCGTTAGTAGCTCATTTGGATAAAATTGGATGGTTAGATAAGATATTAGCTTGCAAGAAACTCAAACGAAAACCTACTAAAACAACTAAAGCTAATATATAATTTGGTATAATATATTCAATAGGATGAAAGGGAGAAGGATAAGTATTGAAAATGTTGGTGTTTAAATGCAATTAAAAGACTTCCTACCTGATATTGCGAATCAAAATAGTAAACTAGTAGAAGCAAATAAATCCTTAGATAGCATGTATAAAGAAGGATTTATGAGCTTTGCAAAATCAATGGGTGAAGGTAATTCTTCTTCAGCTGTTAGTCACTTTGGTATAGAACAACTTTATTTTGATTGGCTTAGAACTGCGTATGCTTATCGTAGAATGTTCATACAAGATTTATATTTGCTTGCTATGGATTCTGCAGAAATTAGAACTCCTTTAATACAGATAAAAGGTGCTGTTTTCAGAAAAGGTTTTGAAGATTGGATTCCTAAATTTGTTTCAAAATGTAATGACTGTGGAAACGATTTTAGTGAAATGATTAAAGAATGCCCTATCTGCGGCAGTGAAAATATCGTACAGCCAGATAAAAATCAATATAGAAGATTTGACGCATTTAGAAAAAATTGTAATATATTTGGTCAATCACTAGAAGAAATTCTAAATATGGTTAGTGATGATGTAAATATAGTAGATGATGCTTTTATATTTTTAAATCGACAGTATATAAAATACGAAGATAAATTATATAGTAAGTTGATTGAAGTTAGAAGATTGCACCCCGCTCTTGTTGAATTTGATTTAAATAAGGAAGGATTGCCTAAGTCATCACATTGGCTATGTCCCTTTCATAGAGAAAAGAACTTCGATAAATCTGGTGAATGCCCTATATGTAAATTTAAATTAGTTCCCGCTATGTATGTTTATAACCATAGAGGACAGAGAATTTATCTATTTGAAGAAGAGATTATACATTTTAGTAAGTTTAGTCCTTCTGAGACATATGGTTATTCTCCTCTATTAACGGTAATGCAAAAAGTTCTTACTGTAACTGGTATGGATAGATTTTTATACAGATATTTCTTTGAGAGAAAAACTCCCACAGGTATGATTCTAACTTCTACAGATGACCCACAAAGCTTAGAAAAAGAGAAAGCTAGGATAGAAGCTAGAATGCAAGAAGACCCTACATTTATTCCTTGGGTCGCTGTGTCACAAAAATCTGGTAGAGGTAGAACTGATTTTATTAGATTATTTCATACATTACAGGAAATGGATTATCTCCCCGTAAGAAATGAAATAAGAGATAGAATCGCCGGTATCTATGGTGTACCTCAGATGTATATGAATGTCATGGAAGGTGTAGGTGGCCTTTCCGGTCAAAGTCAACAACTGAAACTATTTAATGATGTAATAGAAGCCGAACAAAGAAGATATAATGAAAAGGTAATACCAATACTTCTACAAGCATTTGGTATTACAGATTGGGTACTTCATCTTAGACCTCCTGAAGGTAAAGTTGAATCTGTATCATTACAGTTAGCTCAGCAAAAAGTTGGGATAGCTTCACAAATGAGAATGATGGGATTTGATGTGTCGATTAGGCCTCAACACGATACCCTTGAAAAATTAGATTTCCAATTTTCGTTAAAACCTGTTAATATGCTCCCACAAGGAGCTGGTGGGTATAATCCTCAAGTGAATTCTTTAGATGGCTCTATAAATCAAAATAATATCACAGTAGATGAGAATGGAGTCCCTATTCCAAATGGCATGCATATAGAAGAAGATGGGAGACCTCCACATCTAGAAAATCAGAGGCATGACTCTACAAGAGAGCATAAATTAGAACAAGGTATTTATGCCGATAATGAAGACGATTTAGAAGAGGAGGATGATTTGTTTGACTGATGTTAGGTTATAGATTGAATAAAGCAAAAGATATCTCTATTAAAACATTTATCAAATATAATTATGTACATCCAAGAAATATCAATACAAATACAGAAATATACACCTGGACTAAAGAAGAAATTTTAAAATGTTTAGGGAGGTATAGAAAGACAAAAGTACCTTGTTCATGTTATATGTGTGGTCATAGAAGAAAAATATATGGTCGCACAATTCAAGAAAGAAGATTCTATCAATCGGAAGGAGAGTAGATGTACGTTACCTGTAAAGAATGCAAAAAAACTTTTCACATTTCACAATTAGTCAGGGTTTCTAAAACCATATTTAAATGCCCGAAATGCAATAGAACAATAGAAATATAAGGAAGCGAGGGAGAAATCATGACTATTCCCAAAACAAAAGAAAAAATTGAAGAATTCAAAAAAGACTACTCATCATTACCTAAAGACAAACTCCTAGAAAAATATAAAGCCTCATGGTCTACTATTTCTAGAGGGTGGGCTTGGCGACTCAAGGCAAAAAGGGATAAGAAAGCTACTATTGCTGAAGTCATCGAGCCTAAAATCGAATATATCCCATATCCAAAATTTGACTTAATAGAATTCGATTCTGTACCGAAGAATAGAGACCCTGAAACTCTAGTATTAGTATTTTCAGATTGGCACATTGGTAAATTAACAAAATCATTTAGTATAGAAATATTGAATAAAAGAGTTGATACATTAATTGAATCTACTATTTCAATAGTGAAACATAACTGGCCTATTGATAAGATTGTAATTTTCTTTCTAGGTGATATTGTGCAAGGTGAGAATGTTTTCCAAGGTAGTAAATTAGAAGAAGTTGAATGTAATGTTCACAAACAAATTTATATTCATGGAGTCCCTCTGCTTTCTAGAGTATTAATGACATTAAGTCAGTTTGGTGTTGATATAGAAGTGCATTCAGTTGATGGCAATCACGGTAGATATGCGAAGGAAGCTCCTACGGGTACGAATTGGGATAGAGCTTTAATGTGTGCATTACAAGCCGCATTATCGAATAATTCTAAAATAAAAATATATCCCTCTGAAGGATTTGATAGCTATAAAGTAATCGATATAAAGGGATTTAAATTTTTTATTACACATGGTTCTGATATAAAGATGACTAGTGGATTACCCATGCAGGCAATAGCTAAAAAGATGAATGGGTGGTTTGATTTAACTAATAGATTTAATTATGCTTATCTAGGTCATTTTCATACAAAATCCTCAGACTTTATTAATTCGCATGCTGACTTCACTATTTGTCCCACTCTTGTTACAGATGACCCATTCGGTATTGCTAAGTTTGCTAGAGCGACAGTTCCTCAGCAATTATGTTTCGGTGTTCATCATAGGCAAGGTAGAACCTGGCAATTCGCTCTAAATTGCGACGATAAATTCTTGCCACAGAAATATGAATAATAGTAATCAATATTTTGTGTGATATAATAACAATATGAAGAAAACCACTCTTAATCGAATAATACTCCCTATGATAGATAAAGCAGTTAATAATGCTTTTAGAATTTCACAGGATAATTGTCCGGTAGATACAGGGTATCTTAAGAGCACTGGTAGGATATATAAAGATAGCAGCAATGTTTATCATATAAGGTATACTGCTCCGTATGCCTCTTTTTTAGAAAGAGGAGTAAAAGCAGGGATAGTCAGAATAGATTCCTATATAAAATCAAATGGTAAATATGTTAGAAGCCATTTGAGAAAACAGGAAGCTAGAAAAGGTACATTCTTCATTAAGAATGCGATTTTAGAGGCCTTTTCTAACTTAAAAGGTAAATAAGAGGAGAAAGATAATGGAGAAAATAAAGCAAGAATTCGCACAAATACTTAGTGACCGGATTATAGAATGTCTGAGCTTATCTATTAGTGATGAAGCATTAAAGACAACTACTAATGTTGTCGCTAGATATGCTAATGAATTGCAAGAGAATGTGAATCGCAATAGTGATAACACAGAAATAATTAAGAAGTATTTTAATAACTTCGTAAATAAAGTGTTGTCTTCAGTAGAAGTGATTGGTTTAAAAGAATCACAATACAAGGCTATGCGTAAATTAATTCTATCCGAAATATATAGTTGTCTAGACTTAATATTGGAGAAATAGAAGGGTGCAAAAATGAAACATTTGGTGAATGCTAATCAAACTCCTGAAATGAGGAGAACTAAATATAATTTAGCTATAGAATTTGGCGCAAATCCCTCTCTTGCTTATCGAATGAGAGATTGGCATTCACCAAAAATATTTAGAGCTTTCAATAAGCCCACGCCTTCTCTTAAAGAAAGAAGAGAGATGGGTTTATTGAAAGCCAAAATAGATACTTTAATAACGAAGATGGAATCTCATCTTTCGAATAGCGAGGATTAAATATGCCTGCAAAATCAGAAAAACAAAGAAAATTGATGGGAATGGCTTTATCAGAAAAAAGAGGTAAATCTACAGGTTCTGAAAAAGCAAAGGAATTAGCATCAGGGATGTCCAAAAGTGATTTAGAGGATTTTGCTTCAAAATCACTTGTATCTGCTGCTGATAATGTCTCAAAATTAACTCCAGATGTTCAGCAATCCGATACTAAGCCTCAAAAAATAACAAAATCTAGGAAGAGAACTAAAATTGCTAAAGATTTTTCTCCTATGTTAGATAAACCAAAGGAAACTGACGACAAAGAAAAACCAGTTATGACTAGCAAGGTAGGAGATGAAGATAAACCTAAGGATTTAGCAAAGATAGAATTTAATAAATCACCTATAGAAGATGAAACTGAAGTTAAGAAATCAATTGATGAAATTTTAGATAGAGTTTCAAAAGGCATTGCTACTGAAGAAGATAAAGAAAAAGCTTCTAAAATTATTAAAGCTCTTCCGGCTTTATTAGCAGTAGGGGCAAGAACGGTACTTCCAAAATTAGCACAACAAGCGGGTAAGGCAGCTTTAGCTAAAGTTGGAGAAAAAGCAATCGATAAAGTTGGCGAAAAGATATCTACTAATAAATTGAATAGTAATTCAAATATTAAAAAAGAAGTAGAATTTATAGAAGATGACTCTATGGTTAACCAATGGAGAAACAGTTCTGGGCTAGAAAAAGCTATAAAGACAAATGATTCAGTAATGTACCCATATGGTAATCATAAACAAAAACTCTCCGAAATTAAACCCAGAGGCATTAGTTCTAAATCTGAAATTTCAAAGAGCTTAAGTATATTATCAAAGGCTGTTGAAAATAATGATTCAGAATTAGTTTCAAAACAGCTCACTGTATTAAAAGGTGTATTATCTGATGCAGCTGAAATGGCTGGTGGAGCTATTGGTAAAAAATATGGTCATGAAGAATTAGGAAAAGTAGCAGGTAGGGCAGCGGCTAAAGTCGCTCCTAAAGTTGCTAATGTTGTAGCCAAACATCCTAAAGCATCTGCAGGGATTGCGGGTTTAGCTTCATACATAGCTGCTAAACAGTTGCAAAGTAAGAATAAGTCGAAACAAGAGGCTAAAAATACTGTAATGAAAGCGAATAAGAATTATTCTAGAGTGAAGGCGTTGCTTAAGGTTAATAAAGCAATCGATATGATAAAAGGTTATCAGCCTATGAGTAATGAGGATATTTATAAGACATTTAGTGATAAAATTCCTACTCAATTTATTGATATGGAATCGAGACCGTCTTCCGATTGGTGGAATTTAGCTATTAATCAGTTATCTAAATGTTCAAAAGACCCGATAAATTCAGCTTCTGAAATTTGGTATGGTAAGTCTATGGATAAACCTATCGAAAAGAAACCTGAGAAAGTAGAAAAATTATTGCCAGGTGCTATACTTGGTGCGGGTATTGGCTCATTAGCGGGTCATCCTTTAGCGGGTGCTGCAATTGGAGCTGGTGCTGAAGAAGTGGGTAAAAAAGTCTTAGGGAAAATGAAAAAATCAGCTGAAGGCATGGATGCAGAAGAAATAGGTAAAGCAGTAATAGAATTGTTTCAAGATGCAGTAGCAGAACCTCTAGATTCAAAAGTAATGCCTAAAACTGAACCTGATAGAATGAATCTTCATGACGGGACTAAGATGAAGACTGAAGAATTGACTGAAAATAATACTAAAACCATCAAAACGAATTAAAAATAATATTTACATAAGTTAATATTTATAGTATAATAATGGTACTTAATTTAGGAAGGAAGATATTAATGGTTACAACTAGAGCACCTTATAAATTTATTCATAATAGACTTTCTGATAAACCTGGTTATGTATCTATAATTGAAAAA